TCGCCCACTCCCACGGGGTCAATTCGACTACGGTATCATCCATTTTCGCCAGCAGGTTGCCGTCTGCCGGGTGCAGCGAAGACTTGAATCTTCGCACACGTCGAAATACGCCAGGCTCGCCCATGACGACGTAGATGCAGCTATCGACGAAACCGGTGTCTTTTACTGCAGTTGCCCGCAATTCGCCCAGCGTTGCTGCTGCGGGCAAGGCGGCGACTCGGAGCGACCACTTCGCCCGTCGATTGTCCTCCGCCGATACATGCGGGTGCAGCCCCGCGTGACCGTTCGGGCAGACGGCCCCGGTCACGATATTCACCAGACCCGCTCCGCATTCAGGACAGGTTGCCGCCGAGGCCGCCGCGTTCTGACTTTCACTCATCGCACGTTCTCCTGATCGAAAAAGAGCGTCAAATTACCGACTACGCTCCCTATTATAACCGATTCTCGCAGGCAATTGACCGCAAATCGCCTTGACATAACTCTTTTGTGGCAAGGGAGTTACGTCATTGGCATATTAAAAGAATATGCCTGCGAGGCTAGCAGCCGTTGCTCATACCTGGGTCAGTCCGCTAGAATCCAGGTAAGATTCAGGCATTTCCCCCGCTTGTGGGTGGTACTAACTGTGCCGTCGTATCCCAAAAGATCGAGTCGATTGCCGCCATCCGTGCGTCATGCGATGGCGCAACGCGAGGCCAGGGTGGCGGAGGCGGTGCATCTTCGGCGCGACTACGGCATGAGCGATACGCAGATCGCTCGGCAGCTTGGCGTCAGTCTGCGGAGCGTCAAGCGGTATTTCTCTCAGGCGATGGCCGCGTGGCGTCACGCCGTGCCAGCGAAGGTCGAATTGGCTCGGGCACAAGCGGCGGCCGAACTGCGCAAGATTGTCGAGGAGTGTTGGAAAGAGTACGAGCGGTCAAAAGAGCCCGCTCGCAAGGTGATCCAGGAGCGGGAGGCCGTGGAGGGACTGCCGCCGGACAAGTGGCCGGTGACGAAGACTCGCACGGAGCTGATCGAGCGATTGGGCGACCCCCGCTATCTGAGTGAGGCTCGGCTCGCGTTAGCGGAGCACGACAAGTTGTACGGTCTGCATAGAGAACCGGAGGGAGGGCGTCAGCCCGAGGGTGGGCAGACGACCGTATTCAACTTGATCCAGGTAGCGCAGGAGGCCGCGAGGCCCGAGAATCTACCAGTCGTGCTGTCGGCGGACGGCACCGAGATGGTGCGTGGGCCGGACGGCACACCTCGGCTACCTGGGCCGAACGGCAAGAATGGCGAGCAGGAGCAGACGGATGGAGGTGGCAAATGACTCGTCAGCGACGCGGCAGAATGACCCAGCTCCGCAAGCAATTCTAAAGCGTTGGCGAGACGATCCCGAAGCGTTTCTGGCGGCCGTGTGGCCTGGCATTCGCTACTGGGAGGGCCAGCGGGACATTCTGTTGTCCGTGCGCGACAACTACTTGACGGCGGTGTCGTCGTGCGTCGAATCGGGCAAGGACTGGATCGCGGCCCGGGCCGCGTTGTGGTTCTATTGCACCCGGTTCCCGTGCAAGGTGGTCGTCACGTCTACGTCACTCGGGCAGATAAAGCAGGCGATATGGGGGGAGTTCGGTCGTGCGTTGCGGACGACGGCAATCCCGCTCGGGCTGGACAAAAAGCACCTGCTTATCCGTCGCATCGGGGCGGACGGCAAGCCTTACGAGGACGACTGGATTCGTTTCGCCTCGGTCACGCAAGTCGAGAACATGATGGGCACGCACCTGCCAGGCGACGAGGACAACCCATCTGTGCTGGTCGTGATCGACGAAAGCAGCGGCGTGGATTCAGAGCGGTGCCGTGCGATTGAAGGGCTAGCCCATCGCATCCTTTGCATCGGCAATCCGCTGAAGCTATCGGGGTATTACGCCGACATCATCCGCTCGCCGTCGTTACCGGACGAGTTTAGACCGGGCAAATATCGTCGCCGCGTGATTCGGATTGACGGCCGCCGCACGCCGAACGTTGCATTGGGGCTCGCGTGGGACAAGGCGGGCCGCAAGGGCCCGTGTCCGCAGCCAGTACTACCTGGGCTGATGACCTATCCGAGCTACTGTCATCGGTTAGAAGAGCAGCCGCCGTTTTGGGTGTCGGCGTGCCTGCATGGCGTGCTGCCGCAAGGGACAGAGGAGGAGGTGATAGTACCCGAGGCGTGGCTCCGGTTCGCCCGTGAGGCTCACTCGATGGTAGACGCCGAGTTTCGCAAGTCGTGCCCGCGATTCATGGGGATTGACTCGTTCGAGGGCGGGGCGGACAACGCCGCCTGGGTGGTGGTGGATCGGATCGGGCTGCTTGACATTCGGATGCTGAGCGGTGCTGGCATCCCTCGGGACTCGGACGGTATCCCGCAAACGAGCAGGCTGCTGGATATCACTCGCGAGATGCAAGAGCGATGGGATGTGCCGTGGCGTAACGTATTGGTGGACTTGGCGGGGAGCGGGTTGTCCGCAATTGTCGCCCCGCTTCGCAAAGAGTTGAAGAGTATCGGCGGATTGCGGTTCGGCGGCAAGCTACCCGCGAAGCTGAAAGGCCGATACCAGAATCTGCGAGCCGCGCTGTACGGCGAAGCCGCCCGATGGATCGATCCTGGTTTGGAGTTGGTCGATTCGTCGAATCCCAATGGGCCGCGTGAGGCAACGCGATGGGTGTCGGCTGAGACGGCGGACGGTAGGCGGCGATGGCAACGGGCGTTCACCTTACCGGACCACGCCGGACTGCGATCCGAGGTGCAAGCGCTCATCGACGAGCTATCTCGCATCCCTCGATTGACGGACGGTGAGGGGCGGATGTACCTGCCGCCCAAGGACCAGCGGGCTGGGCAGAAAGGCGGTATGAACCTTCGGCAGATGCTCGGTCACTCGCCTGACCGCAGCGACGCGCTCTGCCTGGCTCTGTGGCGGATGCGACGCCACGGCATGGTGGCTGGTCGCCCGTTGATCTACACGTCGGGCGAGACTGAAAAGCAGGCGAAGGCAAGGCGGGAGGCGGGGAGAGAATCGCTTGCGGAGCGGCTATTTGGGGCAGGGCCGTTGATTCGTCGCGCTTAGCGATTGACCGATATCGAGCTTGCAATAGCTCGTGCAGCGTGCTATTGTCTCGGGTATGAGAACCCTTCGGAGATGGGCGTCGGTTAGCCTGGCGTGGTCGTTGCGACTCGTCGGCGGTGCCCGAGCCCGCGCGGCACACTCGGCGCTCCGCCGCGAAGTCGATCTGCTGACTGATCAGGTCCGCACGCTGACGTATCGGGCGGAGCAGGCCGAGGCCGCGGCTGAGTCGGCGCGCGGCCAGTTGGAGATTGAGGCTGCCGCGAGGCAAGCCGTGTTAGCGAGCTACGAGGCACACGAGGCGTTATTCGCTCGTGCGACGGCTATCGCACAAGCAGTACCGCGAAGGGAGGGGCGACGATGAGCACAATGTTAGTGGATTGCCACACGGCTGCCCGGTCTCGCAGCATGGCGATTCAACTTGCCGCGAAGGCCGAGGTGGGGGCTGAGGCCGCGATGCCCCATGTCTACACGGGCGCGTCTCCGTCGATATTCGGCAGCGGCGGCGCTGATCGGGACCAGCTAGCACACTACTCCGGCTGGCCCTACGCCTCGATTCGCCCGATTGCACAGACGATAGCTGGGCTGCCCATCCACGTCGGGCGGTTGCGTTCCACGCCAACCAAGCGGTCCGCTGGGACCGCTAGCCGTCCGATGACCAAGGCGGAGCATCGCCGTGCGCCAGGACTGGTCAAGGCGGTCAGCGACAACGTTGAGGTGTACGAATCGCATCCGTTACTTGACGCTCTGGCGGACCCGAACCCGATGCAGGTCGGCTGGCATTTGTTCTGCTTCACCGTCACCTCATTGGAGTTGAGCGGGTGGGCGTACTGGTGGATAACGAAAGTCGACGGGCGGCAAGTGATTTGGCCGCTACCGCCATCGTGGGTAACAGCTAGGCATACGGCGGACAAGGCTTTCGCTTCCTGGCTTATTACGCCAGGCGGAGCTGGCGCACCAATCGAGCGGCCGCCCGAGGAGGTCGCGCCCTTCTATTATGTCGATCCTCGCAATCCGTTGTCGGCCTACGGCCCGACCCAAGCTCAGAGTCGTGCAATTCTCTCGGACGAGGCGATCCAGAAGGCGCAGCACAAGGGATTCAGTCAGGGCATTTTTCCTGGCCTTGGCATCTACATCGGCGACATATCTGGCGAAGGCGAGGAGGGAGAGCTGCCCCTACTCGAAAAGGAGCAGCGGCAGGAGATTTACGACGGGATCATGCAGTGGTACGGGAGCGTTGACAACGCGAATCACCCGCTGATCTTTGATCGTCTCGTTCGGGACGCGAAGCCTATCACGCGAACGATGCGAGAAATGGATTGGCTCGATTCTGGTCGCACAACGAAGGCTCGGATCACTCAGGGTTACGGCACGAACCCGGCAGTGATCGGCGAGATCGAAGGGCTGAATCGAGCGAGCGCCGCTGAGGCCCGCAAGCATTTTGCAGACTTCTGTGTGAATCCGAAGGTCGAATTGTTGTCGCAGATGATGTCGAAGTTCGTCGCGCCGCATTTCGCGCGACCCGGCGAGCGGCTGGTCGTGTGGATGGACAGTTACGAGCCCGACGACCGGTTGACGACTATCTCCGAGCTAAGCATGGCTGCGAAATACGCGGCCGTAAGCCGACAGGAGATTCGTGACATTATCCCATCGCTCGCTGGATTACCGGACCTGGATTCTGGCGGTGACCTGATCTTCACTCCGGCGAACGTCATGCCGCAGCCAGTTCGGACTGGCGGCGACAAGTCGGCTCAATCGAAGACAAAGGGGCTGGCGTACACGCAATCCGTCTGGCTCAAATCACACGGCGAGCGGGAGCGGGCAATGCTCCGCGTGCTTCAGCGGCTGTTTGACGAGCAGCGCGACGACGTGAAGGATCGTCTGCGGTCGGCCACGGGCCGCGACGCGTCAAGCCTGGTCGATGCCGTGTTCCCAACTGAGACTTGGACGGAGCGGTGGGCTACGGCGCTCCGCCCAGTGATGGTCGAGACCGCTGTACTTGGGGCCGTACAGATGGCCGCGTTTACAGATCGCTCAGCGACACCGTGGCTCAAGCAGCCGCAGCTCCCGCAATACGTGATTGACGCCATCCTGGCCGAGATACAGACGATTTTGAGCCGCCCGTACTGGGGCGAGATTCAGCAGACGACAAGGCAGGCGATGGTCGATAGCCTTAGTGAGGGGCTGCTGGCTGGCGAGAACAGCTATCAGCTTGGCACGCGGATCGACGACATATTCGGCGGTGATACCGCGACGTTTCGTCTGATGAACATAGCTCGCACGGAGTCTACGGCAGCTTGGAACGCTGGCGGTCACGCTCAATTGTTGGAGTTGGAGTCAAGCGGCGTGGCGACGCACAAGCGGTGGGAGGCCGTGCTTGACAGCTACACGCGAGACACTCACGCGGGGCTGCACGCCAGCCCCCCCATCCCCATTTCGCAGGACTTTGACGTGGGGGGGTATCCCGCTCCGTACCCAGGTCATTACTCGCTACCGGCGCAAGAACGATGTTTCTGCCGCTGCACTAGCCTACCGGTGATGGACACCGGGCCGCTACCGCTTCCGGGTGGTGCGTAAATGGGTTGTTGCGTACACCAGAAGGATGGTGATCGCAAGAGGGCTTGACACGGGGTGCCAGAATCTGCTATGTACGGACAGAAGGTACACGAGGTAACAGACGACACGCGGAGTCGCTGCCGCGAAGCTCACGAGCAGCTAGATCGGCAGATTGAGGTCATCGAAGGACGACATTTCTTCGGTCGCAGTCGGATCGAGCTGATCTGGAAACGCGGGCAGGTAGCGGCCGTTGTGGATGCAATCGAGCGGTGTCGGGAGTAGCGACATCGCATTGGTACCGGATGCAACTGGGCCTGACGCTGGGACGATCCCGGCGTCAGGCCCTTTTTGTTATGAGTGGAGGTGACAATGCCAGCGATCATCGGCGACGACGTGCGTGCGATTCTCGACCGGCTCGGTCGAGATCGTTGGGGTATCGGCACCGCGGCGGTCTATCTTCGGCAGCTTAATGGTTGCCTTCGCAAGACGGGACTGGACGCGGACGAGCTGGCAGAAGCGATCAAGGAGGCCGAGAACAAGCTGACGTTTTGTGATCCCGGTATGGAGATCGTCACGAAGCGAAAGCGGGGCAAGGAGTTTACCGAAGGGGCAATCATGGAGTTCGAGGCGGTCGTAACCAGCAACCGCCTTGACCGCGACGGCGACGTGCTTGACCCGGATGGTGCCGAGGTGGACCCGAAAGCTCCGTTGCTCTGGCAGCATCTAATGATGGAGCCCATTGGCAAGCTGTTGGAGGTGACGCAGCAAAACAAGAAGCGCGTGAAGGCCCGTTTTGCCATTGCCGACACGCCGCTCGGTCGTGACGCGGCCACGCTAGTCGAGTTCGGCGCTCTGCGGATCAGTCACGGGTTTCTGCCGACCGAGTGGGAGGAGCGGGAGTCGAAGGACGGCGAGTTTCTCGGCTGGCATATTCGCAAGTACGATTTGATCGAAGTGTCGCTTGTCTCGGTGCCATCGAACGTCGATGCCGTAGTGATGGCGAGCGAGCGAGCGAAGCTGCATCATCCGTACACGAAGGCGTTGGCATCGGCATATAAAAGAACTCGGCCTGTGCAGGTCCGAGGGATCGAGTTTGCCAAGGAGGTGGTGAAGTATAGGGAGTACGCGTCGCAAGACCGCAATGCCGAGTGGGACATCGCATCCGCCAAGCGGCGGGTAAAGGAGTGGGCGCAGGGCGACGCCGAGAAGTTCGATCTGACCGATGAATCGCAGCGTAGTCGGTACAGGGAGGCGTTTGCTGTAGTTTACGGCGACGGCACTCAGCAAGACCACTACAAGCTACTCCATCACGATTACCGCGACGGAGAGCTGGTCACGAATTACCGGGCGTGCTTGCTTGGCATCCGGGCAGTGAACGGCGCGACGCACGAGACCGTTGTGGACGAGACGGACCGAGATGGTGCGTACGAGCACCTCGCCAGGCACATCGAGGATGGATGGGGTGACGACCCGCCCGAACTGACCGACCTACCGGACACGGACGAAGAGAAGGGCGGACAGCGGTACGAAAAGACTATCCCCGCCAATCCGCCGAACGGCGATGGTGTTGGCGTAGAGGGAACGTGGCGGGCTCCGACGCTTGCGGACTTCACTGACGAGAGGTGGGCCGATCTTACGGCGACCGAGCGCAATCGAATCGCTAGGCATTTCGCGTGGTACGCCGATCTCGACACGTTCGGCGCGCTGAGACTGCCGCATCACTTCCCGCCGAATCACGATGACGCTGGCAAGGCGAGCTTGAACGGCGTGCGGAACGCATTGGCGAGAGCGAATCAGGTAGACGGATTGTCCGGCGCAGACCTCGACCGCGTGATGGCCCACTTGCGGGCGCACTTGCCGGAGCGGGCGGTGGCAAGCGACGCCGACGACAATGCCCCTCTCGCCAGCAGAGCGGTTGCCGAGGTGAAAGTCAACATGGTCGAAAGTCCGACTGACGCCTTAGCCGTGCTTCTTCGCGCGGACGAGCGGACTATCGAACACGCAATCGGCGTGCTAGCGACGCAGCTTGCCGTTGAACGGGTGAACAAGCGCAATCGTGAGTTGAATCGTTTGTTGAAGAGACTCTGACGCGGGAGGCCGCGTCTTTCATGAACCGATAGGAGGTGTGAAGATGACACTCACCGAAACCTTGAAAAGGTGGGCGGTCGAAAATCTGAGCGTGGCCGCCGACGCGGACGACGAACAGTTCGAGGCCGCGTTGACCAAGGCCCGCGCTGAAGGCAAGCTGGCCGACGACCAGTACGCCGAAATGGCGAGGCCGGAGAGCAACGCCGAGGAGACTCTGTCTCGGTTGTTCGCCGAGGCAAACAAGCCGGTAATCGAAAGCTTGTCGAAGCTCGCCGATGCGATCAGTACGTTCTCGCGGCCGGAGACGCCTACAAAGAAGGACGAGAACGACAACGACGACGCGGCCGAGCAACTGCGCCGGGAGGCGGCCGAGGTCGCCAAGGCGGAGACAGCCCGCATTCTGGGCCAGACGGATGACGAGTTTGATTCGATGCCGGTCATGGCGAGGGCCGCAGCCGCGGGCAGCAAGCCGCGAGTCAAGAAGGCGGTCGAGCGGTACTCGCAGGACCGCAAAGACGTGACGTTTCCCATGGTGCGAACCGCCGCTGACGGTAGCCAGGTGCGTCACCCCTTGGCCGGGCGTCGGGCGTTCGGCTGGGCACCTGATGTGAATCCGCAAAGCGGCCCCGAGCCGCTGTTCATCCCGAGTGACGCGGAGCTGGCCGCGTGCGGTGCCGCGTTGGCGGCCAAGCTGTTCGGGCCGTCCGCGCTGCGAAACGACCACGAACGCGACCTGTTCTTGTACGCCATCAATGAAATGAAGTGGGTCAACGGTCACGAAAACATGGGTCGCGGCCGAAAGCTCAACGACGCCGAGCGTCACCGGATGATGCACAAGACGGCTGGCGACTACATGATCGACGACACCACGTCCGGTGGTTCGTATGCCGTGCCGGTGCCGCTCGATGCTTACCTGTGGGTGTTGCCGATTCTGTACGCCGAACTGCTGCCCTATGTCACGCTGCGAACGGCGACAAGCAGTTCGGTAGCTGGATTCTATCAGGGCAGCCGAATCAGCCCGGTCGGCAACACGACCGAGGGTACGGCGCTGTCGTTGGAGAGCGTGTCCGGGCTCATTACGAACATGGACACGACGATCTTCCGCGTGGACAGCGGTGTGGAGATCGGTCTCGATTGGGAGGCCGATTCGCCGATCAATTGGGCGACCGAGTTCGCTCGCCAGTTCGGCGAGGACATCATGAACTGGTGCGACAACCAGATCGCCAACGGCGACGGCACGACCGAACCGGAGGGTATTTTCACCAAGAGCGGTGTCACGTCGGTCAGCTCTGCGAACGGGACCAGCGGCCCCTACGCGGCTGGCGACGTGGAGGAGTTGTTCTTCGCGCTCCCGAAGGAGATGCGAAAGTCGATGGGCGGCCGATGCCGATTCGTGATGAACGAGACCGCGTATCGGCGGTACCTGAGCGTACCGGTCGGCACGGCCGACGCCAGACGGATTTTCAACCCGTCAGCGACGTTTACCGACTACACGCTCGGCGGCCATCCGGTGAGCATCGAGCACAACATCAACGACGCCTATTCGGCGTTCTGCAATCTGGCGTATTACGTCATGTATCGTCGGCAGGGCGTCGAGATTCGCGTGACGGACGCGGGCTACAACTTGCATCTTCGTCACACGAAACTGATTACGGCGCACGCGAGATTCGGCGGTCAAGTGACACTGCCGAGCAGCGTGGCCAAATGCACCGATGGCGATAGCACCGATGGGTGATCGCACGTTTCTCCGCCGGGCAGCGAGCTGGCCGACGGCTCGCTGCCCGGTTATTCTGGCCTTTCGTCGGCACGCGACAACCGAACCCCAAAAGAAGGAGTCGAGTCATGCTGAGCCCTTCGCAGATGGCGAAGAAGGTATGTGACGAGGCGGGCGTTTCGCCGAGCAGCACGATCATAATCGAACTGTTCGCGCCCGACAACGCGTCGGTGGTTTTCAAGCCGTTGCGCAAGCCGTTACGAGGTGCGTATCGGCGAGATGCACTCTCTGATGTTGCTCGCGGCCTCCCGTATCCAGACATTCCCGGCAAGCTGTTGTGGGTCAACGTCGCAGCGAAGAAGTGCGGCGTGAGCGATCCGCTGCGGTGGCGGGAGTACGATGGGCTTCGAGACCAGGTGCTCGCTGCGGCAAACAAGCGCGGCGTCACGATTGCGCAGAGCACGAACGTCGCCGAAGACGAGTACCGCTCTACAGTAGACCCGAATCGGCTCGCGACGTGGTGGTACCACATGAAGGTACTGTGCGATCGCGGTTATGCTCGTCTGCTGAATGGCGATTTCGTCAAGCAGCCCGCGGGGCAAATCACAGTGGATTTCACGGCGACCGATCCGTTCGTCCACAAGCCAGAAGTTGGCTTGGCGTTTCATGGCACCCCGAAGACGCTCGCCGACTGGGACACGTTTCTCGGGCGGACAGCGGCTGCGCAGGCTCAGGCGACATAAGGTGCAACCGTGCGTCTCGGACTGGTGTATCAGCGACGGCGAGCCTGGCCCAAGTGGGATTGGGTGCGCGATGCCGCTAGGCGACTCGGCCATGATACGGTGCAAGTGTCGTCGCTTGCCGAATTGCCAGCCGCCGACGCGGAGTGCGACGCCATGCTGTTCTGTCAACGCGGTGGTGGATGTGAGCAAAACGGCCTGGTCCAATTCGCAAGCCACCGCAAAAGCGTATGGGTGGAGTGGGTGTTCGATCTGATTGCGCGAGACGACGCCCCTATCGCGAAGCAGTCTGCGATGATCGAGCGGGACGGCTCGCCAACCTTGTGGCGTCGCGAGTTGACTGTGATGGATGTCGCCTACGTCAAGGAGCGGAGTCAGCTCGATGAATATAGAGCGGCAGGGATAAACGCCCGCTACTTAGACCAAGCGTGTCCGTCAGATATGCCAGCGGCCACGCACGAGGAGCTACCCACCTGGGATGTCGTGGTGATCGGGACTCCAGGCAAAGCGTGGCGACAGCGCTACCACGACGTAAGTATTCTCCTCTCCGAGGGGTTTAGTGTCGCGTGGGCTGGGCATCCGCGCGGTGACGTGCCGCGCGGTGCCCTCCCTTTACCCTTCTGCCCGGCGCTCAGCATCCCCAGACTGGCGAGCAACGCCGCAGTAGTGCTGTCCGTGGACCTTCGGCAAGACTTAGACGGCTACCGATCTGATAGATTGTGGCTGTGCATGGGCGCTGGCGCGTGCGTTGCACACAGACGTGGGGTGGGTCTGCCGACAGCAGTCGAAAGCAGAGCCGCATGTTACGATACTGACGGCGAGTTGGTATCGCTTGTCTCCGACTTGCGGCGAGACGTAAATCGGCGGCGACACATTGGCGAAGCTGCACGACGATACGTCATGCAGTACCACACGTATGAGAATCGACTAAAGCAGATACTCAGGGATACAACGGCATGGAGCGACCGACGAAAGGCAAGTGCCGCGTCTGTGGTGGGCGCGGTCGCATAAAGAGCCGTAGCGGCAAAGTCACGTGTCCTCGTTGCGGAGGGTCCGGCAAGTCCGGCTATCGGACTAAATAGCTGCCCTACAACTACGACATGAGGAAAGTGATTCGCAAAGGGGACGGCGCATGGGTTCGTCGCTGAGAAAAGTTGCGGGTGACATCCGTACCGGCGACCTGCTGGCGTGGCGGCCGGTGGACAAGTGGGGCGAGGCCATCGCCGTTGCGTCGGCGTCGCTCTATAGCCACGTCGGAATGGCCTGCTGGATGCAAGTCGTGCATGGTCGGTTCGGAAAGCCGCGGCTCTACTCGCTTGATATGGTGCGCGACCGCGGCGGAGTGGTCGTGCCGCTCGTTCGCTGGGTCGAGCAGTATCCAGGCAAGATTGACGTATTCGCAGCCGATCCTGACGGCCGCTGGCGGCGGCAGTGGAATCCCAAGGCAGCGTGTCAGTATTGGCTCGATACGTTTCTCGGCCGACCCTATGGCGTGGAAACGG